AAGCGCATCGGCGGGACGCCCCCGGCGCAGATGGATCACGCGACGGGCGGGAAGGCCCGCAAGAGGCAGCGGGAAGGCGAGGCCGCGATGCGGCGGGGCCGGCGCGGTGAGCCATGAGCGCCCTCTTCCAGGTCACCGCCGCAGACGTGGCCAGCACGAATGACGAGTGGTACACCCCCCGGTGGATATTCGGCGCGGCCGGGCTCACTTTCGACCTGGACGTATGCGCCCCGGTCGCACCCGAGTTCCGGACATGCCCGGCACGGCGGTACCTGACTGTGCTAGATGACGGTCTCACCGCGCCGTGGGACGGGCTGGTGTGGATGAACCCGCCCTACAGCAACCCGGCCCCGTGGGTCGACCGGTTCATTAATCATCCGTCCGGGCTGGCACTAACCCCGGCATCAAATAGCCATTGGCGAGGAAGGTACGTCAGGGCTGCTGACGGCATCGCCCTGATATGCGTCAGCGGGAGCACGCGAAACAACAACTACGGCCCTAGCTGGAATCACGTAGGGTTCGGCAGGCCGGACGGCAGTCAGGTCAGCTATCCGACCGCCCTGATCCTGGCGGCACGGGGCGATCTGGCGCTAAGCGCGCTCGAACGGGTGGCGACAGTCGATCCGTACGCGGGCGGTGCCTGGTTTGTGCGGCCGGGCAGGTAAGCGGCCGCCCGGAACGCGAAAACAGGCCCTCGCACGTCTGTGCGAGGGCCCTGTTCTCACCCCGGGAAGGGTCAGGCGTACTACGGCGGAGGCGGCCGGTTCGGCGCCCGGTAGACGCCGAGCGAGCTGGCGGCCAGTACCGCCAGCGACACCCACGGGTTGCCCGGCCCCCACGCCTGCAGGGCCACCGTCAGCGCCGCGCCGGCCACGGCGACGGCGAGCTTGCGGTGCCCGGCCAGCCAGGCGCGCACACGTTTCACCGGGGCCTCCCGCGCCTGGAATGAAAGGTAAAATAGAACACGAGTGCCCCGGCGGTGCGCTAACATCCCGGGGCTTGGCCACCACTTCACGGGAAGTGATGACGCTGAAGACCATACCTCTGGGCGGCAAGAAGGCCGTCGGCCGGGCCGCGCAGGTCGACGATGCCGACCACGAGCTAGTCGGCCAGTACAGCTGGCACATCTACGAGAGAGAACGTGAGGGGCGCCGCGAAGGCCCGTATGCGGTTACGTCTATCGGGCGCGGGCCCAGCAGGGTCCTATACATGCACAAGCTGCTCACCGGCTGGCCGCAGACCCGGCACGTGGATGGCAATGGCCTCAATAATCAGAGGTCAAACCTCCAGCCGATCCGCCCGGCCGAGCCAGGACTCTGCGCCTGCGGCTGCGGACAGCGCCTGAAGCGCGACACGGGGCGGCGAATACCGACCTGGGCGAAGGGCCACTACGGCAAAGGTGCCCGTTCTGCCAAGTGGAAGGGTGACGACGCCTCTTACGGAGCGATCCACGCCTACCTGCGCAAGCACTTCCCGAAGGCCGGGATCTGCGAGGAGTGCGGGCAGGCAAAGCGCACCGATTACGCGCTGATCAAGGGCCGCGAATACTCCCGCAACCGGGAGGACTACCGCGAGCTGTGCGAACGCTGTCACATTCGCTACGACGATATCGGCGGCAGCCGGTGGCGCGGAACGGCAACCGCGTCAGCGGCCGGCGAGCCGATCTGTGCTTGCGGCTGCGGAGAGCCAGCCGGATGGAATGCTCACACATCCCGCTGGCGCAGGTTCGCGCAAGGGCATCATACGAAAGAAGCTCAGCGCGGTAACTCTTAGTTACAATGCCACGCGACGGTCGCCGGGCCGTCGTCGACGCGGGTGAACGCGCACCCGTTGCAGTCGGCCGGGGTGCCGATGTCGTAGGACAGGGTGCCGTCGACGGTCTTGTGCCCGGCGCCGAACGGCGCCGAGCTCAGGTGCGCGACCCGCAGGTCCACGACCGGCGGCGTGTCCTGGACGCCTTCCCAGTCGCTGAAGAGCACGATCTGCCGGGCGGCGCCGGCCGGCCAGGTGCGGGATTCGCGGATGCCGCGCGGCGATGCGATGAGCCCTGATGGCATGTCGTCCTCCGTGGTTGCGGGGCGGGCTGGCGGGCCGGCCTGTGGCCGCGGCCACTGGCCGAAGTCCGTCGAGGTGCCCTCGTGGATGTTGACGTCGGCGCCGGCCAGCGGCGTGGTGCCGGCCGTCTGGTACAGCACCGCCCGCGGGTCGACGCGATGACTGCCGTCCCTGTTCAGCGGGGACCACGCGACGGTCTGCCAGGCCATGGCGGCCAGCCCCGCGTCGAGCGCCCGGGAGCACGCCCAGTACCCGCCGTAGGCGCCCACCTTGTACGGGCGCTTCAGCATGTTGATCGCGCGGAAGTAATCGGCGGCCGGCCCGAGCTTGACGATCGCGTTCTGCGGGGTGTCGGCCAGGTGCGGGGCGTAGTCGGGTATGTCGAAGTCGATGGCGAAGTACACCGTCATCCCGGCGGGGGCAGCGAGCGCGGTGAGCTGCCGGGTGGCCAGCTCGCCGTCCTTGCGCCCCTGGTCCGCGCCCCCGGTCACCGCGCCGGCGGCGTACTCGAACGCGAGGAAGACGGAGATCCCGGCGGTGATCAGGGCGTGCGCCTCGCTGGCGGTGATGTTCTTCCCCATCGAGGCGAAGCCGGGCTCGGAGTCCCATCCGATGTACCGGCCGACGGCGGTGATCCCGGCCGCCTTCAGGGCGGCGGCGGGCGGCCGGATCGTGGAGTAGTCGACGATCACGCGGTTTTCTCCTATCCGGCGGGCAGCCGGTAGTAGCGTGCCCACTTCGCGAATGACGGGGACGGCGGCGGCAGCATGCCGGGGCACCCCAGTCCCCGCCAGGTCGCCCGGGCGTCGGAGACGATCTGCACGCCGAGCAGCGTCGCCTTCCCCGTCGCGGGGCTGACGGTGATGGGCAGGCCCGCGAGGTCGGCGTTGAACTTACACGAGCTGGTGACGGCGCGCTGCAGTGCGCGGACCTGCTGCGCGAGGACCGCGTCGCTGGCGGTGATCCGCGCGGCGTTGCGGTTGCCGGCATACACCGCGTACCAGGTGCCGGCGAGCACCACCGCGATGGTGGCCAGGATGGTGCAGGTGAACAGGATGACGGCCCTGGACCCGGGCGGCTCGCGGTCACGGCTCACGGTCCGCCCGGCCTCCCGTGATGCCCGATGCCCAGCTCGGTCTCGACGTGGCCCAGCCGGTCGGCCAGGCGCCCCAGGGTGAGGCTGTACTCCTCGAGCTGCCCGCTGAGTTTCCTGACGGCCAGGGTGTTCTCCCGCAGGGTGGTGGCGGTCCGCCAGATGGCCCGGACGAGCGCGGCGATGCCGCCCAGGACGACGACGGCGGAGGCCAGGAACGCGGCGACGCTGCTGCCCTGGCTCACGGTGCCCCCGCTCAGAGGCTCACATGGCCTGTCACCTGACTGGTGTCACAAAGCCACATGACCGATTATCGTCCATCCGGCCGTGGTGTACACGACGCCGCCGGACGGGCTGGACGACCAGTGGCAGGAGCCGTCGGGCTGCATCCGGACCGACCTGGCGACGACCGTCTCCCCGGTGGCGTTGTTCGACAGCACGTCCCCCGTGCTGACCTGCGCGAACTCGGTGACCACGGTCACCGGGACCTGCGCGGCGGGCGATGTGAGCTGCCCGGTCAGCACCCCGGCGGCGTCCATCAGCGCGGTGCCGCCCGCCGCGGACGCGGGCCCGAACAGGGACAGGTGCGTGCCCGCGGCGTCGATCGACACGACCTGGGCGACGAACAGGAACGCCTGCCCGGCCCGCAGGTCAGCGAGCGTCGTCATCAGCTGATCCGGTCCAGGACCAGGGCCGACTGGGCGTGCACGATCGTGGAGGTGGCCGAGCTGGTGTTCTGCGCCCACTTGAACTGCATGTTCCCGGCCGACGCGGCGACGGCGAGGGTGCCGGTCATCATGACGCCGTGCAGGTTCCCGGCGCCGGCGGTCGCTGAGGAGGGGGTGTCGGTGGCGGTCTGCCCGTCGCCGGCGCGGGCGACGGACCCGGTGTTGTTCCAGCCGGCCCAGGTGTACCGGAACGTGGCGCTGGCGGGCACCGTCCAGCCCCATTTCAGGTCGGAGGACCCGGCGGTGCCGCCCTCGAAGTTGAGGTAGCAGCGGACGAAGTAGACCGCGCTGGCGGCGACGGCGACGACCAGCTCGCTGTCGTTGACCAGCGTCGTCGATGAGGTGACGGACTGGTCGGCGGTCTTGTACGCGGCGAGCGGGACGAACCAGCTGTCGACGTCGCTGGCCGTGAGGATCTGCCCGACGACCCAGCTGGGTACCGGCATTCAGCCTCCGTGATCGGTGAGAGGATGCGGGCATGGATGACCTGGCGGCGTTCGCGGCCGCCCGGCTGGACGAGGCTGAACCGCTCGCCGGCACAGAGCTTGACTTGCGGTTCATCAGGGCCGCGCGGGCGATCCTGGCCGAGCACGCCCATGAGCGCGGCCGGTCATACCTGGAGACGCCGGACGGTCCCGTGCAGGGCTGCGTGATCTGCGGCCTGGACGACGGCGTCGTGTTCCATGACGGCTGGTGCAAGACGGTGCGCCACCTCGCCGCCATCTGGGACGGCCACCCGGGCTACCGGCCGGAGTGGAAGCCGTAAGAACGCCAGCGAATTGCTGTCGAGTTTCCCCAGCGTCGGGTTGTCCAGGGTGAAGAACGACCCGTACTTGGACGCGTCCATCAGCGTCCACGTGGTCAGCCACGAGGACTGCACCGAGTCCCACACGTGGGTGATCCCGGCGATGAAGCAGTCTTTCGAGACGGGCGTCGCGAGGCCGGCGGGCCGGTGCCACACCTGGATGCGGTCGCCGATCTCGCGGCCGAGGACCTGCGGCCACAGGTTCCCGGGGTCCGCCGCCGGGTCGACCTGGAGCGACTCGAACCGGTCCTCGCCGCCCCTGGCGACGGCCAGCACCCACTGGGCCCAGTTCAGCGCGTCGCTGTCGTTCTGCAGGATCAGGTCAGCGCGCGCGTAGGTCCGGGGGAACAGGTACTTGGCGATGCTCGCGGCGTCCTTGACCTCCTGCAGGCTGCTGCTGCCGGCCCGGGTGGCCTGGATGTCGTTGCCGATCGTGGTGTCGTCGCTGGCCCGGCCGACGGCCGCGTAGGCCAGTTCGGTGCCGGCCGCCTGGACGGTGCCGGGCAGGTCCCCGAACACGGCCTGCACCGTGGCGGACCGGGCGTCGGTCAGCAGTGCCTGCCGCCGCCGGAACACGACCGCCCCGGCCCCGTTGCAGTACAGCTGGCCGATCTCGCTGTCGGCCGCGACCTGCATGAGGTTCAGGGCGGTGTCGCCGAGGGTGGTGCCCTGCAGCAGCGAGTTGCCGGTGTCGATGACGCTGCGCTCGGCGGAGGTGTACCACCCGGCGCGGGTCAGGATGTCGCGGACCCGGGCGCCGGTGTCCGCGCCGACCCCCTCAACTGACGTAGGCGGAAGGGTGATCCCGGCGAGGACCTTGAACGCGTCGGTGGCGGGCAGCGTCAGCTCGGCGTAGCCGCCCTCGTAGGACACCGTGGCGGGCAGCCACCCGTCGGCGAACCCGGAGTACAGCGGGTACGCGCCGGCCCCGAAATTGCAGCGGGACCGCACCGGCACCATGGCGGCGAGCTGGGTGACCCCCCCGGTGACGTAGGGCCCGGCGAGGTTGTCCGGGTCGAACCGGCCGTCGGAGTTGTCGAGCAGGATCGAGATGGTGCCCGGCTGATAGTTCCACAAGGGCCCCTGCAGTCTCGTCGACGGCCGGGTGATGGTGAACCCGAGGACCCACTGGCTGATCGGCGTCCAGGCGGTGGCGGTGCCGAGGGTGCCGGTGCCCAGTCCCGGCCCGGTGTTCAGGAAGATGGCGGTGCCGCCCTGCGCGGGGCTGTCCGGGACGAGGCCGGCCTCGACGATGATCTGCGGGAGGACGGGCAGGGGGCTGGTCACGGGGGCCTCCGCACTGTTAGGCGGGCCCGTAGACGGCGGGGTACGTCATCTAGGTCACTAGCGCGGCGTGACGCCCGGCGGGTAGATCCGGCCGCCGCCCTTGACGTGCGCGCCGAGGTACTCGGCGAGCTGGCGGCCGATGTCGCGGCCGTTCCCGGCGGGCGCGTGGATGACGACGGCGCCCGGCTGGAAGATGACCGTGGTGCCGGCGGCCGCGCCGACGGGCTCGGGGCGGCCGGTCCGGTTGCCGGCCAGCGAGATCCCGGGGGGCAGGTACCGGGCGGTCCGGCCGGCGTCGTCGTACCAGTTGAACGCCATCTCGTGCGCCCACGCCCGGGACGGGCTGCCGTACCGGCCGCGGATGTAGTCCTCGCCCCAGTTGACCTGCGGTCCCATCGCGGCCTGGCCGCCCTGTGACGGCAGCCACGCCGCCCGCGGCATCTTGGTGTAGGGCAGCGCCTGCGGAATGCCGGTGGCCCCGGAGCCGGCGTTGTACGCGAACCTGTTCCAGCCCGACTCCCTGTTCCACAGGGAAAGGAGGCTGGGCCCGTCGTAGGCCGGGCTCCAGCCGTACATGCCGAACCGGGAGAGTGCGTAGGCCTGCGCGGCGCGCGCGTCTCCCGAGACCGGGCCGCCGCCCGCGCCCGCGGCGCCCTGGGCCGCCCTGGCCGCGGCCTGCGCGGCGCGCATCGCGGCCAGCGCGGCGTTCGCCGTGGCGCTGGCGAGGGCTCCCAGCGTCGCGTCCAGCCGGCCGCCCGTCCACGGCGGCAGGCCCTTCACGGCCCCGGACCAGGACCCGGCGACGCCGCCTGCCGCGAACCCCGGGATGAGGCCGCGCAGGTGGTCGACGAGGCCCGCGTCCACCATCGGGACGGGGACGATGAGCTCGCCGCGCTGCGCGGCGATCAGCTGGTCGTCGACGCCGCGGCGGCCGCCCGTGATGTACAGGCCCGCGGCCGCCCCGGTGGAGGTGGGGGCGGCGCCGATGTTCTGCGGGCCGTGCGCGACCCCCGGCGTGATCGTGGTGCCGGTCACCGACCACTGGCCGGACCCGGTGACGTGGATCGCGGTGGCGATGAATTTCTCCAGGCTGAGCTTGTTCAGCCACGTGACGAGTGTCCGGACTTCCTGCCAGTACTGCTTGTTCGTGGTCTTGGCCGAGTCCAGCAGCGGCAGCCCGTTCCGGAAGGCGGTCATGGCGGCGTCGACGCCGTGGCCGGACTTGTACGCCTGGACGGCCTGGCTGGCCAGGCCGGCGATGTAGGTGTTGGCCGCGGAGAAGCTGTTCCGCTGCGCCTGGGTCTGCAGCCCGACCGCGCCGCCGGAGGCCTTCAGCGCGGTGTGCAGCGCGGCGGCGTCGTTGGCCGAGGTCACCAGGGAGTTGCCGTAGGCCAGCTGCGCGGCCAGCGCGCTGTCCTGCGCGTTCATCAGGTTCGCGGTGGCCGTCGCGGCGGCCTGGACCCACTGGGCGTAGGACTGCGCCGCGGGCCACGCGCCCCTGAACGCCGCGGCCCCCGCGGCCACCGCGGTCCCGGTCCTGCCCGCGGAGCTCCCGGCGCCGTCCAGGGCCTTCTGCAGCGCCGCGGCGCCCTTGACGCCGGGGAACATCTGCGCGAACGCCTGCTCGGCGGCGTGCCCGAGCTTGCCCAGCCAGCCGGTGCTGTGCGAGACGGCGTCGGCCTGCTGGTGCTCCCACGCGACGGCCGCGGTGGTGGCGCCGGTGAGCTTGAGGATCGCGGTGGTGTCCTTCAGGAACCCGTCGGCTAGCGGCTGGAGCTGGGTGAGCAGCGGCGGCAGGTCGTCGGCCAGCTGCACGAACAGGTTGCCGAGCAGCTTGACGTCGGGCCCGGCACGGTCGGCCATGAACCCGAAAAACCGCTGCCACGTCCCGGAGGCGAACTCGGCGTCGATCTGGCCGAGCAGCCCGCCGAGCGCCTTCCCGGTGGCCTGCGCGACCGGCTGCACGTCGTGCATCAGGTGCCCGGCGAGCTGGATGCCCTTGCCGAACACGGCCAGGACCTCGGGCTGCAGCTGCTGCTCGAACTGGTGGTACTGCCTGCCCAGGCCCAGGATCGACGTGGCGAGCTGCTGCTGTTCGGGGTTCAGCAGGTGCATGTTCTTCTGCAGGCCGCCGGTTTTCTGCGCGGCTTTCTCGATCGGGGCGATCGCCCCGTACGCGGCGGCCCCGAACCCGGCCAGCCCGATGCCGAGGGTGGCGATGACAGGGGACAGGACGACCCCGGCGCCGATCAGGGCGCCCATCCCGGACACCCCGGTCGTGCCGCTGAGGGCGCCGAGGCTGGAGGTGGCCTGCTGCGCCGCGCCGCCCTTGCCGCCGACCTTGTCCAGGGCGACGTCCAGCGCGGAGATCTCGGCGATGGCCCGGGCCGCGCCCTCGACGGTCAGCTTCGGCGAGGCGGTGCGCCGGCTGAGGCTGACCAGCCGCGCCTCGATCGCGTCAAGGCGCGCCAGCGCTTCCCTGTCCCCGGCCAGCGCGACGCGGGCCTGCGCGGTCTTGCGGCCGACCTCGTTCAGCCGCCGGGTGAGGCTGTCGACGTTCCCGGCCGCGCCGGACGCGGAATGGCCGATCGCTGACAGGCCCGCGCACGCGTGGTCGCGCGTGATGATCTCGAAGATCAGGGTCTGCAGGCGGTCAGCCACGGCTTCCCCTCACGGCGCGATCTGCCTGGCGGTGTCAGTCAGCGCCTGCATGACCTTGGCGCGGATCTGCGGGGCCGCGTCCCGGCACGGATCGGTGAAGAATCCCGCCTTCATGCCCCCGGTCTGGTGGTTCGACCACCGCCACGTCTTCCGCGGCCCCTGCGCCCAGACGGGATGGTTGATGGTCCCGGCGTCGAGCATGGCCACCTTGCGCTTGTGCTCGCGGGCCTGCGCGCGGACGGAGATGACCGGGTCGCCGGAGAAGCTCCTCTTCGCCCTGACGGACAGGTCCGCGGCGAGCACGGCGGCGTACCGGTCCGGCATGTACGGCTCGAGGTGCCCCACGCTGGAGATCTCCTCCGCCAGCGGCCGGGCGGCCTCGGTGATGGCCTTCATCAGCTCGCGGCGCAGCCCCTGCCCCTGGGTGCCGGCCGCGCGCAGCCGCGCCGCCAGGGCATGCAGCTGGACGGCGCCGGGGTCTGGCATGCACGTCTCCCTGCGGTTAACGTAGCGGGATGTGGCACATTTACTGGATCATTGAGGGCACGGGACTTCTCCTGGCCCTCGCCGTCGCATCTGTCATGTCGCTGGCCGTCGGCGCGTGGCGCAGGACCTTACCTGACCCGCTGACCCGCGCCGTTAGCCGCCGCCCGTTTCGCCTGGGCTTCTAGCTGCGCGTCGATGTGCGCTTTACAGATGAGGAAGTCTTGCCAGGTGAGCCGTTCCCATTCCCACGGGCGGATATGGAGGATGGCGGCGAAGGCGGGCTTGTAATGGTCGTAGCCGGGCCGCTGCTCCCGGGTGCCGCGGCGGCGGCCGCGGCGGGGGTAGGGCCCGGCCCCTCCCGCGCCTGCTCGATGCGCCTGGTCAGTTCCGCCGCCGCCTCCTCCACCGTGTACTCGGTGCCGTCGTCGTGGACGGGCAGCACCTCGAGCTGGCCGGCGTTGAACTGCATCGTCGCGAAGTCGGACGGCATGTCGTCGCGCTTGCGGAGCACGTGGACCAGCGCCCCGATGGCGGTGATGGAGTACCGGCCCAGCTCCCGCTCCCACTCCCCGTAGGACAGGCCGGTGACTTTCTCGATCTCGGCGACCTCGGTGAACATCAGGCGGCTGCGGTCGAAGACATGCTGCTCGCCGTCGCCGAGCCTGATGATCACGCGGGGCCACAGGCTGAATATCACAGGGCGACGGCTTCCTTGCTCACGAGCTTCACCTGGATGACCGGGTCGGTCCCGTTGTCGTACGCCTGGAAGCCGATCGACTGGGGGATTACGTCGGGCCCGCTGATGTTGACGCCGGCGCTCTTGAACCGGCACGCGGGCATGATGAAGCTCAGCAGGTACGGGTTCGGGCCGGAGGCGACGCCGCCGGCGTCCTTCCCGGCGCCGTCGAAGTGGGAGAAGTCCAGCTGGAACGGCTGGTAGGTGTTCGCGCGGAACACGTCGTAGAACTCGGTGCGGGAGAAGAACTCAGTCTGTAGCGTACCAGTTACAGACGGTATAGCGTTCTCGATCGGTTCTCCCTTCAGGCCGGCGTTGCCCAAACCGTAACGATCTGTCTTCATCGGTGTACTGCCCGTGATCGTGATCCCGGTGACCCGGGACTGCACCGCGACGCCGGACGCGATCGTGGTCTCGCCGGACGCGGTGGTGGCGGTGCCGCCGAGCTTGAAGTTCGCCGCGTCGGAGAACGCGAACAGGCCGTTGGGCACCGGGTAGGACGCGGCGGCCAGGGCGACGGAGGTGAGCTCGGTCTGCGCGTCGCAGGTGACCTTGAGCTGCGCGATCTGGTTGTCGCTGCAGGAGAATTCCCAGTCGGTGATCTTGACGCCGATCTGGGTGAACGGCTGGACGGTGACGCCGCTGATCTGCGGCCGGCCGACCTGGGCGGTCGCGAACAGGCCCGCCTTGGAGCCGGGGGTGTGGATCTGCTTGTACGCGGTGGTGGCGCCGATCTGGGTCGGCGTGGTCACGGATGAGCCGAGGGAGTGCTTCCACCACAGGCCCATCGAGTCGGCGGCGGCGGAGGCGGCCGACCCGTCGGTGTGCTCCATGGTCAGGTCGCCGTTGACGTCAAACTGCGACATGACGGTGCGGGTGGCCCGGTTGAACGCCTGCCCCGCCTTCAGGCCCTGGCCGTCGAGGAAGTTCGGGTTGAAGACGAAGTTCTCCGAGAGGAACTCATAGAACCGGGTGACGACCGTGGCGCTGTCCCCGTACGAAGGCGCGGTGACGACGCCGACCTGGCCCGACAGTCCCGACGCGTAGGTGGGCACCGGTTACGCCCCCTTCCCGCTGTCAGCCTTCGCGGCCTTCTCCGCGGCCACCTTCGGCGCGGCGACGGCCTCCCATTTGTCCGGCGGCCACACGATCGGCAGGGGGTCCTGCTCGCTGTGGTCCGGCTGGAAGTCGGGCACGTCGACGGTCTCGCCGTCCTCGACGACCCGGTCCAGGAGCGGCACGTCCAGCGGGCCGCCGCTGATGTTCTTGACCTTGGACACTGGCTCTCCCGTACATTGGGCCGTATGGCGGACCGGTGGGCTGAGGTGCGCGGGATCGAGGACCAGATCGCCGCGCTGGTCGCGGAATATGACCGGGGCCTGTTTCTCCCGTGGCGGATGCGGCGCAGGCGGCAGATACGCCGTGAGCTGCGCCGTCTGCTCCCGGTCATGGAGGCCGCGTTCGCGGAGGCGGCGGAGGCGGTGCCGCGCAAGGGCCGGAAGGATGCCTTCGGGCGCGCGGTGAGCGTCAGGTACGAGCCCTAGCCGCCGTACATTGGCGGTATGGCCGACGTGAAAACCCAGGACCTGAGCCCCGATGAGTGGCATGCGCTGCTTGAGCCATACGGCTGGGCGGATGTCATGACGCGCGCGCCGACCTTCGCCCCGTCAGCGCTATTCGCGTGGCATGAGATCCGCGTGATGCTCACGCCCGGCACGGATGGCGACCCCGGCGAGTGGGTGCAGCGCTCAAACCTGCTTGATCAGGCCCGGCGGGTCGTCGAGGCGGTGCAGGCGAAGGGGTACATCTTCATGGATGCGCCCCGCATCGAATTCGGCGGCCACTACAAGTACCGCGTGGACCGGGGCGCGGTGCCTGAGTGGTATGCGGAAGCCGAGATGTCCTTCCGCGTGCGCGCGACCTAGCCGCCGATCCTGGACTTGAAGATCAGGTCGAACGCGACGCGGGCGGCCGGCCCCCGGTCCGTGCTCATCTGGGTCAGCGCCCCCGCCGTGATGCCCGGCGCCGGGTACAGCACGTTCCCGCCGAACTGCGTCGTGTCGGCCTGCATGAGGGTCTCGACGGCGGCGACGATCCCGAACGCGGCGACCCGCTGCGCGGCGAGGGAGTCGGCGCCGCCCCACGCGACGGCGCAGCAGTGGACGGTGGTCGTCTCGTCGCGGCCCCGCCTGCCGATCGCGGCCCAGTCCTGCTCGAAGTGCGCCGACTCGGCGGGGATGGCGGGGTCGGACAGGCCGACCCACAGGACCAGGGGCTCGGGGTCGGCGGTGACCACCGGGCCGTCGTAGACGGTGACCTTCGGCGTGGCGGTGCCGAGGGTGGCGGCGTTCTGGAACAAGGTGACCAGGTAGTCGATCAAACTCGGGACGCGGCTGGTGATCGTCATGCCACCACCGGCCGGGGCGGCCCCAGCCACTCCTTGGCCTTGGCGGGGATGGTGAAGAACTCGCCAGGTTGCCTGAAATGTTCCTCGGGGCCGATGACGCCGCCCATCGCCCCCAGCGGGGAGCCTCCCCGCTGGGTTTCCCACACGTGCTGCAGCATGACCAGGGCGCCGCGCCGGTACCGGCCCGGGACCTGGGCGTACCCGGCGATGTAGGCGACGTCGGCCAGGCCGGTGACCGGAAGGCCGCCCATCACCAGCACCACCCCGGACGCGCTCGCCGACATCTGGGTGACATCCCAGGTGACAGCTCCGTCCCAGGACACGACGGAGACCAGGGAGATCACCGGCGCGGACCAGAGCCGGAACCGGCGCCGCCCGTGCCCGTACCAGCCGGCGCCGCGCAGGTCGAGCCTGTCGGTGACGGTGCGGCGGACGATCACCTCGTGCTTGTATTCCTCGATCGCGCCGGTCACCCCGGCCAAGTAGTCGCGCAGCAGGTCATCGAGCGTGTGGTCGGTGACCGGCATTTTCAGCTGGGCTTTGGCGTCGGCGAGGGAGATGATCGCGGGCCACGGCGCGGGGGCGGCGTCGAACTCGTCGTCCCAGGAGGTGACGGGCCCGGTGGTGGCGGCGTGCGCGGTGTACCGGCCGGGGATGGTGGTCTGGTAGCTGAGCCGGTACTGGCCGGGGACTGCCGTGTCGGTGATCGCGGGGCTGGCGGTGGTGCCGTCGGGCAGGGTGATGACCAGGGCGGCGGTGGCGGCGTGGGCAAGGGCGCCGGCCGCGTCGAGGACGTCGAACGCGATGGGGTACATGCCGCCGGCGCTGATCATGGCTGCCTCCTTCCGCTGCGGGGCCAGCCCGTGGCCGTCCGCGTGCCGTCAGCCTGCGCCAGCTTCACCACCAGGGGCAGGGTGGTGGCGGTGCCGGAGCGGTCCCGGACGGTCGTCGAGACGATGACCGGCTGACCCCGCGGATAACGTGCCATCAGCTCAGCGCCGCCCAGACCTGCGCCGCCGCCGCCGTCAGGTACGTGGACGGGGTGAACGACGCCGGGAGCGCGGTCTGGCCGGCCGCGCCGGCCGCCCACCGTGACTGCGCGGCGGACAGGTTCGCGTTGGACGCGCTGGCCCAGTTGGACTGCTTGCGGCCCCACGTCGGCGGGGTGGTGCCCACCGCCAGCACGAGCAGGAACGCGAACGGCGGCGAGACGGCGAACGGCCCGGACGCCAGCGCCATCGTCTTGAGGACGTCCGTGCCGGAGTTCCACACCCCGGACTGGTCGGCCGTGACGCCGATCTGCGCGCCGGCGGAGGTGTACAGGCCCGCAAGGTTCTGCGCGGCGGTCAGGCCGGACCCGGCCACCTGCTGGTACAGGCACACGTTCGTCACGGACAGGGCCTGCCGCACCGGGATGCGGATCACCTGGATGGTCCCGCTGGCCGGCGCGTACGCGGTCGCGTTGATGTCCGCCGGGTCGTAGTTCCACGCCAGGAACGCCGCGTCGGAGGGGAGGAACAGGCCCTGCGGCGCGGGGGCGACCAGCCCCGAGGAGATGACGGCCTGCGTCGGCGACGGGTTCGTTACCACCGTGGTGCTGTTGCCGTTGAGCGTGGCACCCTGCGGCGACTGGTTGTTAATCAGCACCACGTCGTTGCAGCCGTGGAAGTTGAAGTACACGTTGTAGGTGGTCGAGGGGCTCAGCGGCGTCGTGTAGTAGCCCTGGACCTGCACCCCGGAGGTGGTGGCCTCGCACTCGACGTCCCACTTGTTGGTGGCGGTGCCGTCGGGGCCGTTCAGGTTCCGGCCGCACGCGGTGACCAGGACGCCCTGGCTGCCGGAGTTCCCGCTGTAGGCGCCGAAGTAGTACAGGCTGTTGCCGATGAGCGGGCTGCCGCCCTGGATGTCCCAGGCGATGCACCCGTCGACCTTGATGTTGGACCCGGACAGGGACTTGTAGATCCCGCCGAACGGGTGCTCGAACCAGCACTCGATCAAATTGTCAGCGACGTGGTAGGCGGACCCGGTGCCGGAGCAGCCGAAGTACACCATGAACTGGGTGTTGTCCTGCCCGGCGTTGCTGAACTTGCACTTGAGGAACGTGTTGTTGCTGATGCCGGCGCCGATGGACGACACGATGGAGAACATGGGGCTGGTGCGGGTGGCGCTGGTGGTGACGAAGGTGCACCGCTCGTGGATGACGTTGAGCACCGAGTTGGACCCGGAGCAGGTCATGACCATGGACCCGGCCTGGGTCAGGGTGATGGTCATGTCGCGGAACGCGGAGTCGGCGAAGTTCACCGAGTCGAACACGTTGCCGGTGCCGGTGAAGTTGATGTTCAGCCCGGACATCTCCAGGCCGCCCCACAGGTACCCCTGCGCTGGCATGTTCCACAGGTACGTCGACGCGGCGCAGTTGATGGTGACGGCGGGCAGGGTGGAGACGTTCCCGGTGACCGCCGAGTTGTAGCCGTTGGCCGGCCCCAGCCCGCGGATCTTCAGCGGCCCGGTGATGTGCAGGTCCCCGGCGAGCTTGTAGACGCCTGGGGGGATGATCATCTCGCCGGGGGTGCCGGTGCCGGTGCCGGTGGCGGCGGTCATGCACGCCTGGAACGCGGCGTCGGAAAAGCTCGCCCCGGTGGGGTCGGCGCCGCCCGCGTAGGCGGCGTTCAGGACGTTCAGCCCGGCGCCCGCGGCGGTGAGCGCGTCGACGATGTTGTCGACGTCCTGCGGCGGGTTGCCGGTGCCGACAGCGCGGGTGTCGGGCGGCAGGGTGAAGTCCACGGGCATCTAGCCGGGTCCTCCTGTCCTGGTTGCCTCACTGTGCGCGGGGCAGCGTCATCTGCCCGTCCCGGGCGGCCGGGACGTTCATCTGCCCGGCTTGCGCGTGTCCCGTCCCTGACCCGTAGGCCGGCTCGTAGGCCGGCCCGTAGGCCGCTGCGTCGCCCCCGGTCCCGGATTGAGCGTGCGCGGCCGCAGACTGCCCCGCGGCGGTGCCCGGGATGGTCATGGTGCCCTGCCGGGCGGTCCCGTAGGTGGCCGGTGGCGGCGGGACGATGAGCGGTGCCGAGCTGATCAGCGGGAACGTGGGCGGCCACCGCAGCAGGGTGAGCGCCGCGGGCGGCTGCGGCTGCGGCTGCGGGAACGCCGCCACCACGGGGGGCAGCTGTGCGAAGTGCCCCGCGACGGCCATTCCCCGCCGCAGCAGGCTGGGCGACTGCGCCCCGGCCGGGACCAGGGACGGCGGCATGGCCGCCGCGGGGGGCAGCTGTGCGAAGTGCCCCGGCATGGCCATGCCCTGCTGCAGCAGCGTCAGCGACTGTGCGGCCTGAGCGCCGGGCGGCGGCGGCGGCATGACCGCCGCGGGGGGCAGCCGGGGCGACGGCGGCGACTGCGGCAGGCCCAGCCGGAGCAGGATGGCGCTCTGCTGCGGTGCGGGCACCGGCGCGGGACCAGCGGGCAGCTGGGGTGACTGCGGCTGCTGCGCCATGCCCTGCTGCAGCAGGGTGACTGCCTGCTGCGGTGCGGGGAGCGGCGGGGGCAGCCCCGGCAGCTGCGGCGACGGTGCCTGCTGGGGCAGGCCCAGCCGCAGGAGGCCGGGCGACTGCGCCGGGGCCGGCCCCGGCGGCGGGACTCCCGGGATCTGGGGTGACTGCGGCTGCTGCGCCATGCCCCGCTGCAGCAGGAAGGCCGAGTTCTGCGGCCGCTGCCCCGGGGGGGGCAGCTGCCCCCCGTACACCTGGGGATACAGCCCGGTGTAGACGGCCGTCAGCGGCGGCGACTGGGGCGACTGGGGCAGCGAGTGCTGCAGCAGGCTGGGCGACTGCGCCGCGGCCGGGAGCGGCGGCGCTGGTGACGGGGACCGCGGCGGCGGCGCGGACTGTGCCCGGCGCTGGTACAGGAAGGTGCGTGACTGCTGGTCAGCCACTAGCCGTCACCGCCTCCCGGCCGTCACCTCCCGGCTAAGGGCGCGGATGGCCCCTCCTGCGTTAGTTGAGGCCGGCCAGGATGTACTGCTGCACCGTGGTCGTGTTGCCTGCCGCGGACGCCGACCAGGTGCCCCAGAACTCGATCGCCGCCTGCGCAGTCGCGACCAGGCCCGTGTTCTGCGTGCCGAACAGGACTTCCTGGTTCGCGGTCGCCAGCGTGCCCGACGCGACCACCGACATCCGCAGCAGCCCGTTGGTGTTCAGCGTCAGCCCCGCCGAGCCGACCGCCGAGGCGCTGATGACCGCATCCAGCCACCAGACGCAGGTCGTCGCGGCGGTCGGCGCTAGCGTCGGCCACGGCGTCGCCAGCGTGGTGCCGAGCGTGCCCGGCGTCGGGTCCCAGCCGAGCACGAACTGGAATGTCGCCGCCGCGGTGGTGGCGATGGTGCCGCTTGCGGTGAGCCGCAGCGCGCGGCCGATGCCGTTGGGGTTGCCGGAGAAGAAGTTCGCCGGGACGATGGCCACCGCACCGGTCGCGGGCTGGGAGAACACGGCCTGCGTGGTGTAGGTGTTCTTGGTGACCTGCGACGGCAGGCTGTAAAGCAGCTCGCTGGGGATGCCGCTGTAGAAACTCATCTCTTGCCTTTCAGGTTGCTGTCCCGGCCTGCGCGGTGAGCATGTGGCGGCGGATCGTCCCGGCCCGGGCCCTCGCCCCGGCGGCGACCATCAGCTCGCCGGCGCGGTCCCGGAGGTGATCGCCGCCACCGCGGGCACCGGCACAGCCCGCAGTCGCTGCCGGCCCGGTAATGCTCGTGCGCGCCGCGGGGATGCCCGCACCGGCAGGGGCGCGAGCCGGAGCGCCTGAGCAGGGACCGGGGCATGGCCCGGGTCAGCATCGCCGCTGTCACGTGCGCGGCACGTGGCCGCTGGCGATGATCAGCCCCGGCCCCGCGCCGGGGCGGGGGATGTGCTCCCAGCAGTGCGGCAGCGCCACCACCCCGACGCCGATCACCTGCCCGCCGGGCCCGCCGATCGGCACCGTCGCGGGCACCAGCGTCACCGCCTCCCGCAGCGGCTGCCCCGGGTCGGCGATGCGGGCCGCGCAGCACGGGTTGCACAGGCCCAGCGGCCCGGCCGCTTTCACCGGCGGCTGGACGGCCAGGACATGGCGCGGGTCGCTCACTGGCCCGCACCCTGCTTCCTCGCCGCCGCCGGCGTCCTGGCCGCCGCCTTCGGCTCCGGCTCCGCCACGTCGTAGGTGACGTCCAGCGGCTTCCACAGCCCCGGGTACCCGGTCACGATCGGGTGGGTGCTGCGCGCCATGGTGACGCCGCAGATGATCACCTGCGGGACGCCGTCGTCGCCGAGCGTGACCGCCGCGTCCTGGGCGGCCACCACGATCTCTGACATGATCATCACGCCCTTGCCTGCACGAAGAACTTGGTGCGGGTCGCGTCCGCCGTCGCCTGCACGACGCGGAACCGGATGAACGGGGTCAGGACCGCGACCACCAGGCCCGTCGTCAGCTGCGAGGCCCCGGCGAGCGCGGCATACGTCATGTCGGTGTCCTGGGTGAGGCCGTCGAGGCTGCCCTCGATGCTCGGCGTGGTGGTGCCCGTCGAGTTCGTGAACACCCACGACAGCAGCAGGCTCGTGAAACCGGTCGTGTCGAGCCAGCCGGTCACGACCGGTGACGCGGCGAGCGTCACCGGGGTTACCTGCGCCCAGATCCTTTCGCCGGGCCGCGGCATTACTGGATCTTCAGCAGGCGGAACGCGTTCTGGTTCAGGATCACCGCATTGTTCCGCCACCAGGCGAAATACCCGCGCTGCCCGGTGGGCAGCCCGAACCCGGCGCCGGCGGTCTGCTGCCGGAACAGCTGGGGCACCAGTTCCATGTTCATCCCGACCCGGTCCACGATCAGGTACTGGTCGAACGCGCCGAACAGCAGGTTCAGCGACCCGGTCGTGGTGGTGGCCGCCATCGCGGTGCCCTCGTTCACCGGGTAGCCGATCAGCCTGGACGGGACGCCCGCCTGCAGCGACTCGGCCCAGATATTCGCGATCGACGTGCCGAACTGGCGGCACAGGTCGTAGATCGAGGAGTTGGCCACCCACTGGCCGCGGGGCCGGAACCTGTTCCCGAGCGCGTTCTTGACCTTGAAGATGTCGGCCAGCGCGAACGTCGCGACCGTGCCCGAGGTGACCTGGCTGCCCGCCACCAGGGTGGTGATGATCCCGCCCGCCTGCGGCGCGACGCCGGTGCCGAGGAAGAACCCGGTCGTGGCGCCGCCCGCGTCAGCCTCCTCCAGGGCCTTCGCGTCCGCGAGCAAGGCAAGCATCTGGGACTGCAGCGCGTTCCAGTCGCCTTCCAGCTCGACGGAGAACGGCACGAACCCCTGCACCCGGTTGGCCCGCACCGTCGGCTGCGCCAGGACCGGCGAGTCGTCCACGTTCGGGGCGGCCTCGGCGACCCGGTGGGCGGTCACCCCGGCTGAGGTGACCAGGTCGTATTCCTTCCCGACGATCTTCTCCACCCGGGAGATGTCCCGCAGCGGCGACACCCCGCCGGAGGACGTCAGGATGATGGTCGGGTCCAATTGGAACGGCACGGCATAACCGCCGGCGGTGTCCGGGGACTCGCCCAGGGCCAGGATCCGGCTGTCCTCGCTGCCGAGCGCGCCGGGGTTCCCCACCTGCAGGGCGTGGCCGAACACCCGGGTGTAGGCGGGGGACCCGGTCGCCAGGATCCGCTTCGGCAGCTCCCCGTACTTGTCGTCGTTCACGGTGTCGAGCAGCTTCGCCACGCTGGCCTGCGCGGCCTCCCGGGACGGGGAGCCGGGGAACCGGTGCTGCTCGATGGCCCGCAGCGCGTTGTCGCGGTACAGGCCCGGCAGCTCGTCCCGGTTGCGGGCCGCCTGCTGGATCGCGACCAGGTCGTAGATGTCGTGGCGGATGTGGACGGCCGGCGCGCCGAACCGCTGCGGCTGCGGGGCGCCGTTCCCGTTCCCGCCGCCCTGCGGCCGGGACGCGTCGTGGCTGGCGGGGCTGGCCGCGTACATCTGCGCGAGGTCAGCGTTGCGCGCGTCGACCGCCTCCAGCGCGTGGCGGTGCTCCCGGCTCTCGATGACCAGCCGGTCCCACTCGGTCTGCACGTCAGCGGGGAACACCGACGCCGGGTAGGACGCCATGACCTCCCGGCAGCGTCCCTCGATCTCCGCGATCCTGGACCGCCGCCCCTCGATGGTCAGCGGGCCGTCGTCGTTGCCCATGCCTTGCCTTCCTTCCCTGGCTGACGGCGCGACCGCCGCTGCTGATGCTGCTGACCCGGCTGCCTGGCCGCCGGGGCTGACCGATTTCATGTGCGCATCGAGGTGCGCCTCCGCCTCGGCCCGGTTCGTCAGGCCCTGCGTCTGCGGGAGCCTAGCCTTGGCGTTCCTGGTGCCCGCCGCGTTCGGCGGGTCGCCCGGGTGCTTGTGATGCGGCAGCGCGTACGACCCGCGCTCATCCGGCGGGCCGGCCTTGCGCCCGGCGCAGATCGCGGCGTAGTCCGACCCGGACGTGCACGCCGACATGGCCGCGTTCCCGTCCCACGCCGACTCATCGACGCTGGCCGCCGCGATCGAGTCCGCGGGCGGCTGGCCGGGCACCGGCTTGCCCGGCACGGACTTCTTCTGCGTCCCGTCCGCCGCCCAGTGGCTGTGGTCGGTGTCACCCTCCGGCGTCGAGTCGTCATCCCCGTCGCCGTCCGGATCCCACGCCGCGGCCGCCAGGACCGCCCCGGACCGCGCCGCCGCCGCGGTCTGGCCAGCACCCGCGCGGGCAGGCTCCCGGGCCGTCCCGGTGATGCCGGTGGCCAGCCCGGCGGCCATGGCCTGCTCCGGGGTGAACCACGTCTCCGCCTTCATCAGGGCACGCCAGTTATCCGGGGTGCCGCCCGCCGTGTCCGCGTACACCTGCGCGATCTGCCCGGACACGGTCTCCAGCCGCCCGATCATGTGCTGCAGGTCATCGGCGTTCCCGTCGACCCCGGCCCACGCGTCGTGGATCATCATCTGGCTGGTCTTCGCCATCAGCCGCGTCTCGCCCGCCATCGCGATCAGCGACGCCGAGCTCGCGGCGATGCCGTCGACCACGGTGGTGACGCCCGGCCGGGACGCGAGAGCCGAGTAGATCGCGAAACTCTCGAAGACGTCCCCGCCGTCGCTGTTGATATGGATGTCGACGGGGCCGTCGATGGCGGCGAGGTCCCGGATGAAGTCTTTCGCGGTGACACCCCACATGCCGATCAGGTCATACATCATGATCTGCGCGGGACCGTCCGCCTGGTTACTGATCCGGTACCAGCTGCCGTCACCGTCACGCTGCTGGCGCGTGCGTGTCATGGGCGCGCTCCGTTCCCGTTCGATGCCGGCACTGCCGGTGCCTGCCCGGCCTGCCCTGGCGCGAAGCCGGGCAGCGGCTCAGCGCCGGAACTCGGCGGGACCAGCTGCACCGACGTGAGCCCCGAGTGGACCAGCAGCTTCCAGTCGTTGTTACTCACGGCCTTCACCGCGGACTCCGGGGTGAACCCGTCACGGATCAGCAGCGCGATCGTGGACGCCTCCTGCGCCTGGATGCCTGCCCGGTCCGTCGCGTCCTGCCGCATGAACGGGATCCGGTCGTCGTACCAGAGGTTCGCGCCCAGCACCGGGGCACCGCGCTTGTCACGCGGCCGGTCCAGGATCGGCTCCAGCGACGATGAGGCATTGCCCCACAGGTGCACGCAGGTGCCGTCCGACAGGCGCCGCCGGGCGCTGTCGAAGTTCCCGGCGTTCAGCGAGCTCCCCTGCAGCCCCTCGGCGAACCCGACCCAGCTCGGCGGGACGCCCGCCGCCGCCGCCAGCCGCGACTCCGCGCGGCCCTGGACGACGGCGTAGTCCATGTCCTTAAAGCTGCTGCCGACCGTCACCGGGTCAGCGCCGCCGCCCAGGTACAGGGTCTTGAACGCGTTCGCGACGCCTCGGTGCTCCTCCTCGAGCAGCTCCTTGAAGGCGCGCACCGCGTCGATCGTGACCGCCGGGTCGAACTTGATCGCCAGGTTCGGCGTGGCGCTGTTCTCGAAGAACCGCCACTTGTGCTCAGTGGACGCCTGGTCGCCCTGCAGCTCCCGCAGCACCGGCGTGATCCAGGACATGCCCAGGAAATGCGCGTCCGGGTCCGGCAGAGGCGCGTAATGGGCGACCTGCGACGGCTGGAAAAAGCGAGGCTTGCCGCCCGGCGGCACCCACAGGTACCCCGCGACGGTCGTGTCGGCCGCCATCTGCGGGTTCGGCGCGTCCTCGGCCGAGCCCATGACGATGATCACCCACGACGGGTTCAGCCGGTGCAGGTTAGGCCCCTTGCGGCGGATGTACGCCTGCCCCGCCGCGGACGCGTCCCACTCCATCCGGGCCAGCAGGTCCGCCGTGACCCCGCCCGGCCACGGCGTCTCCAGCGGCTTCAGCTCGGCCGTGCCGAACAGGTCCCCGGGCTGGCTGCCCTGCATCCGGGTCCACGCGAACCGGATCTGGCTGAACACCTGCATCCGGGCCAGGACCAGCGCGAACACCGGCCCCGACGTCTTCGCCGCATGCGCCGCGGTGACCGAGATCCGTTCCTGGTCGATCGTGCTGTACGTCGTCTGCAGCAGCGGGTACTGCATCCCGCCGTACGAGAACCAGCTGGCGTACTCGTCCATCGACAGGCTCGCCTGCGGCCTGCCACGCGCCGCCGCGAACCGTGCGCTGACCCTATCCAGGACGCCCGGCACGGGCCCTCCGCACAGCCTCGGCCCTGCGGGCCTCCTGCCAGCCCTCGATCACCGCGCAGCCGCACCACGCGGCAGCAAGCCACGCCACCGCGCACGCCCGGTACGCCAGCCAGCCCAGGCCGAACAGCACCGACGCGACCACCGCCAGGACGGTGCGGCCCGGGCGGGCGGCACGGGCGCGCCGGCCGATCCGGTCCAGCGGCACGCGCTCAGCGACAGACGTCATGCTGGCTGCCTCATTTTCCACTCGTCCATCCGTTGCTTCTGGCACACGCGGCAACGGCGCGTCACATTGCCATTCTCGTGACGATCAATTCGCATATTGTCGCCTTCGAGCAGATGGCCGCTGCGGCAGGTGTCGGATAGTTTCCGTTTCCGTGTCCCCACGATCATCGCCATCTCGCGGACCTCTACTGCCTTCGCTCTCCGGCGCTCGCCAAACCACGGCATGAAGGAATCAATGACGGCGACTACTCCCAGCGCATCCTGACACATCCACGTCCAAAACGGTTTGTGGTTCGTCCTGTATTGATAAGGACCATAGACTGTTCCGACTTGAACGATGTCAGCAAACCGCTCGACCATATCCTTATCTGTCATGGCCAATTGCGCTCGGACGTATTTCTTCCGGAAGATTTGCAAGGAGCCCTCGCCCTCGAAGAGGCCGGCCGCCCACGCGAGTCGCGCTGCGCTCACGAGTGCTCCTAACCCCAGAGTGCGAACGGCGCAGGCGGCGCGGCAACCCCATGGGTCGCGTGGCCATGGCGGGCAAGCGTCACCGCCTCGACCGGGCTGGTGTCGGCCTTGGCGCCCCGCCACGACCACGCCCAGGCATCAGATAGCGGGCGTGTCCGCGCCTCCCTGACCGCCGTGTCCAGCGGCTCCTGTCCCAGGTGCCGCCACCGGTCGTTACTCACGTCCTGCACCAATGCGCCGCATGCCTGGGCGTACTCCCGCGCCCCCACGACCTGCAGCCGCCGCTTCCCCGCAGGCGGGTCCTTGCCCGCCGGGACCACCATGAACCCGCGCTCGATCAGCTCCTTCTCGAACGCCGCCGACGCGCCGGCCCCGTTCATCACCAGCACGCACGGATCCCACTTATCCGCCAGCTCCACCAGCCGGCCCACCAGCCCCGCCGTGCCCGGCCGGGGCGGCTCCGCCAGCTCGCCGTGGCCCAGGCTGTCAGCCCGCCGCCCCGCCACCGCGATCGACGTGGCACCCGCCCACGGCGACTCATCGGACGCCACCGCGAACGCCAGCGCCACCCGGCCCTCGATCCGCGACCCCGGGTCAGCGCAGGACGCCCACCCGCCGGACGCCATGACCGCCCGCTGCCCCGACCGGTCCGGGACGTTCCCGTATGCCCGGGCGAACTCAGCCGGCTCCATCGAGGCCCGCTCACTGCGGATCGCGTCCATCGTGACCGTATGCCGCCACTTCCCGCCCCCGCACCGGCACGGCGGAGCGGGACACAACGCCGGCATGAACCCGAAATACGAATCCTCGTCCAGCGGATCCCAGCCATCAGGCGCCGAATACTCGACGTAGGCAATGCCGTTCCCGGAATCCGCCCCGGCAGCCGCGCGCCCGAGCTCCATGTACCGGTCCAGGACCACCGACGCGGCCGTCCCCGCCGTCGAGCACATCAGCACCTGCGCATCGGCGACCGTGAGCATCGACGGCCCCAGTCCCTGCTCCCGGCGGCTGTCCGCGTCATGCCAGATCTCATCCAGCACCGCCTGGTGCAGCGTCTTGGAGTGCCCTGAGGACGCCGACGTCGACAGCAGCCGGATGACCGACCCGTTCGTGAACCGGATGTACTCGTTCCCCATGCCCTCATAAATCCGGGCCGTCAGTCCCGCGCCCGGCCTCAGCGCCCGGGACCGGCGGATCAGCGGGAACAGCTCGTCAATCCACTTATCCCGCGCGTCCTTCCCCGACTGCGCCGTGAACGCCGACCGCTGCGGCTGCGCCCACCGCGGCGACAGGCACCGGCTGACCTGCCAGGACAGGTACAGCGTCGTCTTCCCCTGCTGCCGCGGCACCGTGATGACCACCTTGCGGTAAGCCGGCAGGCCGGACTGAGGGTCGATCTCGCATCCGACCATGGCCGCGTCACGCTGCCACGGCATGAACGGCTGACCCAGCTTCGACGCAACCGACGCCAGCTCACCGCCGAACGACTCCCGCTCAGGACGGCGCCTGGTCGCCCACTTCGGCGAACAGGTCGGCAAGAGCCGCACCGGCGGGGCCGTCATCGTCATCCGCCGTCAGCTCCCTCAGCGCCTCCCGGTACTGCCGCCACAGGGCGGCGTTCGACGGGTCATCGTCCAGCGCGAACGCCATCGAGCGGAGCGCCTGGACCGCCGCGGCGTCGATCTTCTCGATGCGGCCGAGACGGCGCAGCTCCCTGAGCGTCTGCTCCAGCTGGCCCCGGTTCGTGGTCCTCACACAAAGTCACCACGATCCCTGATCGCGAAACGTCGCTACTGTAAGTAAATCGCAGATGACTGCGGAGTCACCAGCGCCGGAACCATCCGTCACGACCCTCCCCCCCTACCCCTGACCTGCGGAAACGCGGCAGGCTTGCGGGGTGGTGACCATGCCGGGGACAGGCGCCCGTGCGGTGGTCACTGACCGTGGTCCGCGGTCACTGGTTCGCGGTCACTGATCGTGACTGGTCCCGGATGGTGTCACCATTGCCTGCTGGTCATCCACCGCGTCGTGCCGCGCATGCGGTTGCCGCGCCTGGCGTTCAGGATCGCGGTGGTCTTGCGCTGCCCGTCGGAGCGGTTACATCCGCGGTGGGCCGGGCCACGCCAGCCGGCGCGATCGTCGGTGTGGTCAAGGTCCCAGGGTGTGCCGGGCTGGATCCACGAGCCGCACTT